AGTAGTGTTTTGTACATCAATTAAACTTTGAATAGTAACTCAATCATTTTTACTACAAAATCTAAATTCAAGTCTACTTTCTCTTTGCGAATAATCAGGAGATTGAGAAATAATACTTATAACTAAAAATATATTTGTGTTTATATCAGCATCTATTCTAGGTTGTCAAAAAAATATATTTTGTCAAATAACTGCAGTTATTGCAGGTATTGTTTTTATATATTCAATTATTTTTGGAACTGATATGCTATTCATAAGCCTTTTTTATATTAGTAATTATTTGTTTTTTAGTTTCATCAAATCATCTTGTGAACATTCTATCTCATATTCAACTATAAAATATACTTCCTTTTGGTTTATGATAATTATAATCTTTTCAACTTATTCAATATTCTACATAAATTCAGTATTCTGTATCATTGTAAACCTTTCATCTTACTTCATATCAATTAACTTCAGCTTGTTTAATTTGATTATTTCATAACAATGTTTTTGTATCTTCTGGAGTTTTATCATCAATAGATTTTTTAAGAGTTTCTAAACTTTTATTTATTGCATTCTTTAATCTACCTGTTAATTTACTTTCATATTTTTCAAACATAATTATATAGTTATTTTCTTTTCTCTAAAACTTTCATTTCAATATTATCAATAATTCAATTTATATTTCTATTTATAAGTAAAGTATCAACAATAAACTTTCAGATACTAACTCAATCAATTAAATCTATAATATGTCATCTTCTTACATTTGTTTTATCTCATTTTAAAACTACTACATATCAAGTTTCAGAATTTTCTACAAAAAATCAATCTTTACTATAACTTCATTTGTCATTGTAATAATCACAAGCAATTCAAGTATAAATAACGGTTGTAGTTTGTATAGCTTCTCATCAAGTATAAGTTGAAGTTATAGAAGTTATATTACAAGTTTTATCAAAGAAATAATCCATATTATAATCTATTAAAAGTAAAAGATTTGTAGCTAGATAAAATTCCTTTTATAGAATTCAAAGTTCATTCAGCTTGTCACAAAGTATTATCAAAATCAACAGTACGAGGTCATAATTTATATCCTTTAACAACTGTTCAATCTTTTTTATTAAACTCTTGAGCAGTTAAAGTTAACATAGCAAGTTTTACATCATCAGGAATTGTAGTATATCCAGCAGTATATTCTATACTAAACATATTGAATTTTAAATTTGTTAAGTATTGATATAAGTCATTTATAATAGCTTTATTATTCTCTATCAAATAATCAGTATTCAATACTCAAGTGTAAGAAACTCAATTTATTTTTTTAATTGCTGTAACAGGTTTATTTTTTAAATATACTTGAGAACATTTTCATATATCACATAAAGATAAATTTTCAGTTTTATCTGAAGTAGATATATCACCAATAAAATTTACAATAATATCCTGAACTCAATCAATTATTAATGTAAGTTTTGTGTCTTGTGTAGTATCAGTTATTCCTAAATATGTTTTAGCCTCTGATAATGTAATATAATTTGCCATATTTATAAATATTATTAAATTACTCTTTTATAGTATTGATTTTAATAGTTTCAGCTTGTGTTATATCATTTTTTATAGTTTCACTATCTATAACTCAAGTTTTTATTGTTTTTTTAGTTTTTACATTAAATTTGTTATAATTCTCAACTATTTCAATAAAATCAAATGCATTTAAGTATAAAGATTTTAAAGTTTTGAATTTTTCAAATGTAACTTCTTCAAGTTTTCATTTTTTAAATTCTCTTCAGTTTTGAATTATATCATTTTTTGCAACTACATATAAAGGAAGAAATTCAAATCTTGATTTATACATAGTTTGTAAACTATTATAAGTAGAAAGTGAACAATCAAATATTTCATTTGCATCTATTTCTTTTTTACCTTGTAATGTTTGTATTGAAGTTTTAAATAATGATTTTATTAGCATAATTTTTATGGGTTATTAATTGTAATTGAGATAAGGACTTTTTAGGGTCCTTATTATTAAGACATTGTAATTCAAGCACCTAAAGCAACAGTTTTATCGAAACCAGCAATTGAATTTGCAATAGCAAAACCAAATTCCATAGCAACAACTACTCTTGTTCATTTACCTATAACTCTTTCTGCTCCATATTCAGGAGATTTACCAAAACCATATTGAATAGCTGGTTTATAGATTAAAGCCATAGAACCATAATCATTACCTGTAGAAGTATGAACTTTTCAAGTAGCTAGAGATAAAGTAGGGAAGTCTCTTAAAACCATATTACTTACTCAAAATATTTTTGATAATACTCAAGTTTCAATAGTTGCAGAAGGTCCAAATTTATCAATAGTTTTAACAGCATCTAATCAAAGTGATTTAGTGTGTACATTAGCAGGCATTAAGAATAATAAATCTTGAATATTTGATTGGTAGTTTCCTAAAACATTTAACATTGAAAGGAAGTCTCCATCAGATAAAGTAGAAACAGCAACAACAGTGTTAGCAATTCAAACTTTTCTTATACCATTATCACCTTGTTTGTAATATAAAGTAGTTGCTGGAGTTCATCCATCATCATTTACATTTCAAGAAGCAGCACTATCAGCATTTAAGATGTAAGCAGAAATAGTTCTATTTACTGACTCAGCTAATCTTTGTCTTACAATACTTTCAAGATTTCAAACAGAGTAAGTTAATTCTCTATCAGAAATAAAATATTCAGCAATAAAAGGAGCTTGAGTAATTGTAACTTCACCAGTTGCAAATCAATCTTTAGCAGCAGTAGAATATAATCCTCCTGTTGTATATTCAGCATTACCTTTCATTAAAGTAGCTTCACCAATTACTGGAACTTTTGCAGATATAGGCATATTAGTACCGTGATTACCTGGAAGAGCAGACAATAAATTATTTGTTTTGTAAATCATATCAATTACTGGGTCCATAACCACATTAACTGGGATTAATTCAGCTCAATAGCTTGTATTTGTAGTATGGTAAACTTCATTACCTTTAGTTTCCATTTCAGTATTTTTTACTTCAAGAGCTTCTATTTCTTTTGTATCAACATTTCCTTTAGCTTTTACAAGGATTTCTTGTAAGATTGTTAATTTTGACATATATAAATATGTTAATAAATAAATTATTTTTTAATACTTTTAATCATTTCTGTAAAAGTATTTGTTTGTTTTACTTCCTTTTCTAAATATCTAAAAGACTTAGTAACAGGAGAGTTTTCTAATTTTGAGATATACTCAAGGGCTTTTTCGTTTGTATCATTCAATACATCTAAAGCTTTTAATAGAATATCAGCAAATTCATTAGTTTTTGCTTCAAATTTTTTACTTTCTTCTTCAAAAAGACTTTTTACTTCTTTTAAAGAATTTTCTTTGTATTCATTAAACTTTGTTTCAAGTTCAATACTTTTTTGGTCTTCTTTTATGTCTTTAACCTCAGACACTAAGTCAATTGATTTCTCGGCTATATCTCAAGCACTTTTCTCAGATACTTCAATTTTAATAGTTTGTTTAGTTGCAATACTTTTTAATTGGCTATTGCTTACCTTCATCATTTCTATTTCTTCAAATTCAAACATTTCAACTTCATTTGTAGGTTTAAATCATTCCATAGTTAACTCATATTTAAGTATCCATATTGTAGTTCAAGCACCTTTATCAGTAACTATTTTTATAATTTCTCATACATCAGCTTCTTGTAAATCTCAAAGTATTTCTTCATCATATCCACAATCCCACATCCATTCATTACCAGCTTCATTTTCTACATATCTAACCATATCACCAACCATTATTTCATTTACCATAAGTGATTTAGTTTTAGGTTTTTTAGGTTTACTACATCCTTTTTCTTCAATATATTTTTCAGTAGGAACTACTTCATTAATTTCAATAGGTTGACTTGCTTCAGTTGTAACTTCAAAATCGGTAACTCATTCAGAAACTCAAGCAATAACTTCTTCAACTTTTGGTAGAATTCAATTACAAGCATCACATTGTTTTTCTTCAGTTATAACTTCTTGAGTTACAACTTCTTCTTTTATTTCTTCAATTTCACTATCAGAAATATCTTTAGTATCAATTGATACTTTCTTTTCTTTTAAATCCATAAGAGATTTTGTTAGAGAATAATTATCATCTTTGTCTATTTGATAAAGTTTTATAAACTCATCATCTGACAAATTACTTTTTATTTTTGCACCAGCATTCATTGGCACACTTACTAGACTTATTTCAAATAATTCTAATTTCTTAATTATAAAAGCTTCTACATCATTAATTGACTCAGTAGTCCAGTCAATAACTCTGTAACCAATAGACATAGTTTTTAAAACTCAAGTCCTTAATTTTTGAAAAACATTGTCTATATCAACTTTAACAAGTCATTTTACATATAAACCATTTGAGTCTATTGTAACACTTGTAAAAGTTCAAATACATTTTGTATCATCATGTTGTAATA